GAGAAGACAACCCGTAATGTTATACTTGCTGTGCATGATGAATATATGACTGATTGTATTCCTGATGAATGGAAAAATCGGGATGATGTTCTAGTATTTAAATCATACTTACTACCTAATCAAGTAGAGACTAATATTTTCCCCTTACCTTTAGGTTATAATAAAAAGCATAGTAAGCTAAAAAATAGACCTATTAAAGAGCGACCTGTTGATGTATTTTTCTCTGGTCATATGTCATCTCAAAACCGAGTTTATTACATGACACCAGTAGTTAAGTTCTTTGAACAGCTAGCTCCTAGTAAACGTCCTAAACTAGATATTAATATTACAAAAGGATTTAATATGGGGTTTAATCCATCTGAATATTCTGAAAGACTTCATAATTCAAAAATTGTAGTTTGTCCTGCTGGTAATGTTAGTATGGAAACATTTAGACATTATGAAGGGTTAAGAAGTGGTACAGTGGTTGTATCTCCTAGATTACCTCAGAATGAAATCTATAAAGATAATTATATCGTACAAGTAGATGATTGGGGTAAAGAGGTTGGTGGGGTTATTATGGACTTGCTATCTGATCTTGATATGCTACAATTAGTTAAAGATCAACAAGATAGTGACTACAATACTCGTTATAGTGTTAAGGCAGTTGCTGATTATATTTGCTCTAAACTATGAACTTCTTTCAATTACAAAATAAACTATTCTTCTCAGATAAGAGAAAGCAGCCAGATTATATAGACTCAGAAGGTGAGCAAGCTTTTGTACCTTTCTTGCTTAATAGATGGCTTTCAATGTATAGTAAAGATACTGTATCATTTACAAATAATATCCTTAATAAGTATTGTGGTATCTTTGATGATAAGCAAAAAATGTTTCGATTCTATTATAACATAATTCCTAGACTTCAATTTAAACGTATTAGCTATATTAAGAAAAAGAAGAAAGATAAAACAGAAGAGGTTGAACATCTGGAACTTATTGCGAAGAATAAACATATATCTGTAAGAGAGTTAAAGTCTTATATGGAAATGTAAGTTGATTATTTTTAAACACTAGCTAAATATCTATATGCCTGCACATGAAAGTATTGACCGTTTACCTTCCCAGAAACATCTAATTGACCTCTCTACACACAGTGAAGGTGATATTGGTCTTACAGATGATTTTGAATTAAATTTTATCTTTGATGATATTTTACTAGTAGAGTATGTTGATGAAAATGATGAAGGAGAAATTCAGCGTAATGGTATTTTTGTACCAACGAATGCTGTAACAAAAGCTTGGCGTAAAGCAAGAGTTATTCTTACAGGTCCAAAAGCTGAGTATGTTAAGGTAGGTGATGTTGTTATCTTCCCTAACAATCTAGGAGTTAGTATTTCTAATCTAGATATAAATGGTAAGAAACTTAAAAAAGGTATCTTCTTGAATGAGGATCGCCTGTTTGGTATTTGCACACTTAAGGAGTGATTATTCAAAGGTCAGCTTTAGACATTGCATTACTATCAAATGTTTGTGATGTACGATTCGTACGACGTGATCCACGACCAGGTGACGGACCTACTAGGCGAATGTTTGCTACTAAGTCATATGATCTTTTAAATTCTGTAAATGGTAGAACAACTCTTAATTATTTTACACCTAAAGGACCAAAAAAGATTAATGAAGCAGCAGACAATCTTTTAGTTGTATGGGATATTCTAATGCAGAACTACCGTACCATTAATTGTAACCAGGTTGATCTTATTGAGAAGATACCAGCAACTGAGGAGTTCTGGACTTACTTTAATGATAACATTTACCCAATGTCACCAGCTCAAAAGGCTGGTTTTATGAATTCATGAACACTGCACTTGAAAATTTTTCTGAGTATATCAAACCTTATTTGCTTGATACAATTGCTATTAAGACAGATAAGAAAGTTATTCGTAAGGGTAAGCTTAAGATTTTTCAAGTAAAGCAACACTATGCACGTCTTACTTTAGAAGATGGAGAACGTACACGTATATATGAGATTCCTTATCCTTATGATATTAGTAAAGAAGGTAATGTAACTACACTTAACTATAAGACAGATGTATTCTTAAACATTCAAGATTTAGATTTGCAAGTTAAGTTACTTGACTCAACTAAAAAGTCAAAGCTGTATGATGAATTGGTTTACATTTTACCGCTAAGAGAAGTTGATTAATGAAGAGAGTAGACTACAATTAGTTTAGTGATATCTAAACTACTACAAAAATTTCCTGAAGGATATGATCCTAACCCATCTCAAGTTAAGCTACTTAAAAATATTGATGATGCTTTTGAAAACGGACATAAGTTCGTTATATGTAATGCTCCTACTGGTTCAGGTAAGTCATTTATATCAAAGACTGTAGGTAATGCTTCAGATGACTGTAGTAAAGAGTTTAGAGATATAGTTACAAGTTACCTTGCATATAAGCATACTCCAGCAGGTTATACGTATGAAGAGGATTGTGAGAATGAGAAGTCATTTGGTACTACAGCCCTCACTATTACAAAAGCTTTACAAGATCAATACAAGGAATTGTTTGATGATGTGGAGGTACTGAAAGGTAAATCTAACTATCAATGTGCTATCGATGATAGATACCCTGTAGATATTGCGCCTTGCTTACATGCACCGAGTATTAAGCGTCAATGTTGGGCTGAATGTAAATGCCCTTATTATGAGCAACGTAATAAAACTCTAGTATCTAAGTTCAATACCTTGAACTATAATATGTTCTTCGCTCTACCAGATCATCTTAAGAAGAGATCGTTTCTTATATGTGATGAAGCTTCTGAGCTTGAAGATCAGCTTGTTAAAGAGTTTACATGTGTTGTAGATTATGTCTTTCTAAGCAGGTTAGATGTTAATATTAAACCTTATATGAGCAGTAACTCTGCTGTTAAATGGTTAGGTAGTGTTGCTATCGATATTAGTGATAGGGTAGAAGAGATCAGAGAGATTATTGCTACAAAAAAGAGTAAGAATCAGAAAGCTATTCAAGATCTTGCCTCAATGATGACTCGATTAATGAATATTCATAGTAAGGTTGAGCTTGTTATTGACTCTTGGGATGAGTCAGAATATGTCTTTGAGAAGGATAGGCAGTCAATTACATTTATGCCATTGAAAGTTGATAAGCTAGCTCATAGATTATTTGAGTTTGCTGATAAAGTTATCCTAATGTCTGCTACTATTATTGATCCAGATAACTTTTGTAAGAGCCTTGGTATTACAGATTATAAATATGTTGAAGCTGAGTCAAGTTTTGATCCTAAGAAAGCTCCTATCATATGTAACCCTAAGTATAAGCTTAACTATCATACAATGGATAAGTACTTACCAAGGATTATTAAGCAGATTGGTGAGATATGCGAGCATCACAAGAGTGATAAAGGTATTATTCACTCGCAGAACAACTCAATTACTCTCAAGATATCAAATACTTTACACGGTAGTAGATTTTTATATAGAGAGCCGGGTGTTAGGAATGAAGAGATTTTAGAAGCTCATATGACAGATCCTGACCCTACTGTTTTAGTATCACCTTCTATGTCATATGGTGTAGATTTAAAAGGAGATCTTGCAAAGTTCCAAATTATTGTGAAAGCCCCTTTCTTACCTACTAAAGATGTTAGGATTGAGAAGATGATGAAAAATGATTTTGATTGGTATCAGAATAAAATGTTATGCTCTTTAATTCAAGCTTGTGGTAGAGGTGTTAGATCTAAAAAAGATGAGTGTATTACATATATTCTCGATGGTACTATTGTAAATGCCATACTAAAGTCAAAGCATAAGCTACCAAAATACTTTGTAGACAGGTTTGTTTAATTAAATAATAGTAGCTTTGAAGAATTATACCTACAATTTTGAAATAAAAAATCTGCTTACACAGTTTACTGCTGCGTTTGACGATACTGTTATTAAGCGCTATGATAAGAATGGTAATGCTAGACAAAATGTAGAAGTTCGATATGTTTTTGCGCCTAAGCAGCGTATTATGTATGATATTGTTAATAAAGCTCAAAATTTAACTTTACCGGTGGTTTCTATTGATCTTGCTTCTGTATCTTATGATAATGAAAGGGTATTTAATAAGTTAAATAATCTTGAAAACTATCAAAGTAGTAATACGTCAACAGCTATTCGAACACCTGTACCGGTTAATCTAGAAGTTAATATGTCGATAATGTGTCGATATATGCAAGATATGGAGCAAATAGTATCTAACTTTGTTCCTTATACTAACCCGTATATAGTTCTAGCGTGGGAAGAGCCTACGTCGCTATCTGGTGCACCAGTTGAAATACGAACTGAGGTTTTATGGAATCAAAATATAAGTTTAAATAATCCAACAGAAACTACATATAGTGAAAAGTTTAGGGTAGTTGGTGATACTTCTTTTACTATTAAAGGGTGGTTATTTAGAAATCAGAATGACATATCAAACCCAATTTACTTTATCGAGCAAAATTTTGTTAATGTAGATAGTAGGTTTAACTTTCAACAACCGCTTTCATCGTTAGATTATGATAACTTCTTTACTAATCTCTCAGGTATTGCTGAAACTGAAACAATTAATTTATCAGGTATACCAGAATTAACTAATATATATTTTAATGCTTCTGGTTCTAATGTTATAGAAACTAACGGCGATCCAGTAACTATTGCGAAGACAGCTTCTGATTTAGAAGCTTATTCATATACTTTATTAGGAGGTAATTATAACGAGACAGAGTTCGTTATGCTTAGCTCAAATGATACAAGTTTATTTACTAGCTTTACAGGCATTAGTACATTATATACTGGCCTACTATCAGGCTTTATACTACCTAATTCAGCATGGAATGTAATTACTAATGATGTAATGAATATTACGTTCCCTTATCTTTCAGGATCAAATAGTAGATTTGATCTTATTATTAAAAACCCAGCAGGATTTACTACATCAGCTAATATCTCTGGATTCTACTTCATATCTAATTAAATATATACGATGGCTTCTAATTCTTCAAATCAAAATCAAGGTGACGGTAAAGCTTCTTCTTTCGGTAGAAACTTGGTTCAATATATTCAGAACAGGTTGCCGTATGCTCAAACTGAAGATGACGCGCTCAATTCTAAGTATAAATACTTTGCAAAGAATGGTACACAAAGAGCAGAGGCTTTAGTTAAGTCATCAGTTTCTTCCTCTAATCCATACAATAATATTCCAATTGGAGACTTTGGTAAAGATAGTTCCTTTGCTGATGTAATGTATGCTAATCTCGACGCTGATAAAGGTGGAAGATTAAGAGATTATCGTATAATGTCAGCGTATTCTGAAGTAGCTGATGCACTTGATGAGATTTGTGATGAATTTATTAATGTAGACGAAAATGGTAGGGTAGCTACTATTAACTATGAAAATATCGATCTAACAGTTGATGAAAAGAAGGATATTGATGAAGAGTTTTCTAAATTTATCGATTATTTCGAGCTTAAACATAAGGGTTGGCAGTACTTTAGGCAGCTATTAGTTGAAGGTGAAGTATTCTTCGAGATGATTCTACATGATGATTATGTTAAAGAAGGAGTTCTTGGCTTAATTAATATTCCCGCTGAGATTGTTGAACCTGTTTATAATAATATCCAGAACATGCTAGTTAAAGGTTATGTTTATAAGAAGCCAATCTTTAGTCCTACACAGCCAGATAAGGTTGAGAAGACAGAAATGATTCCGATGGAGCAGAATCAACTAGTTTATGTTAATTCGGGAGTTTATAACGATACGAAAGATTATGTTATACCTTTCCTTGAGAACGCTCGACGTCCTTATCGCCAGCTTTCTCTTATTGAAGATGCTATTGTTATCTATCGATTGGTAAGGGCGCCAGAACGTCTCGTATTTAACGTTGATGTTGGTAATATGGCTCCACCAAAAGCTGAAGCATATCTACGAAAGCTTATTCAGAATTATTGGGCTCGTAAGACATTTGACAACGACCAAACTAATGTAGTTAATAAGTTTAATCCTCAGTCAAT